CCCGCGTCCACCAGCGCCTGGTCTTGGCCTACCAGTCGAAACCAGTAAGACGTGGTGCTCGGGTCATAATAATACGTCGTAGAGTATATCGTGTCGTAGGCTCCTCTAGATTGTTTCAGTACAAATTTATACGTGTCAGCCCAGCTGGGAGCCGTCATATTAATTGGTATTGTAGTTCGAATCCTGTTTATAGTTGAGCTGTTAACAGGAGAAACAAAGACAGTGTTTTCAGAAGAGGTTAGTGTGGTAGTAGCCCTCTTGTACTTATCCATATAGACAATCCCCACCTCATAATCTCGGTTACTATGGAGGCTTTTATTACTTGACTCAGTCTGATAAGTAAATGTTACATTAGATACATTGAAGTACTCAAAGTACTGATTATTCGATGTTGAAGTATTGTTGTACTGAGCAGCTAATATTTGAACTGAAAATATATCTGGAGTATTTGAATCGCTAGACAAAAACACACCTTGAGACCCTGCTGTGACACCTGTATTTATCAAGCTATACCCCGAGGGAGGTAACATAGAGCAGTTGTATATATCTGTAAATGTACTTCCGCTAGAGCAGTTAGACACAGGCTGAAAGCTACCCCCTAAATTAGAGCCTAACTGAGCGATAAACTCAGCGCTATTAACCATCTCAAATATACTATTGTAATCCTGGGGGAGGTTAAAAACAAATGATATGTTAAACGTAGGATGGTCAATTGTTATAGGGGTACTAGCTTGTCCTGAACCAGAAAAACCCTGATGCGAGACGGTAAATCCAAATGCAAATACTCCACCCGCTTCCAATGGCTCGCCCACGCTTGAAAAGTCTATGACAGCATCAGCATTAGTTGCCGTAACGGTATTAGCGATATCTATAGTATAGTTGACTCCATTGGTTCGGGAGCCCAAACTCAAGGAGGTAGATATGTTTTCAGAAATTAAATCAGCCGTATAGTTGGTGTCAATACGCCCCCCTGTAGCGGTAGTCAAGTCATAGCCATCCTCGTAATTCCCGTACATCAAGCGGTTGCCCATAACGGTCTGAGCCTGAGCAACGAGAGGTACGTTATCGTATAGTCGCAATATCTCAGACGAAGGCAACAACGTATATATCTGCTGGTTAGTGAAGTTGACGGTTTGCACCACACCATCAGGCCATCCAGCCTCTTCTTTAATGTACTTCCGCATAACCCTCACGTCGGAGTCGTTACCCAGCTTAAAACATATGTCGATTCCAATTACATCTTCACCACCTGTATTTACCCCTACCACCGCTGTATTGTAACGGTTGAGCATACCGTCGTTAAAGTTAGTGTCAGGGTCTAAGTTGAAAGGGCTGCTTTCAAAAGCCACATCGGTAAACTGCGAAAGCGCACTATACTCGTTGTCTATGTACTTGTATCGATACGAAAACGAAATGAAATTGGTTTCCAGATAATTCTCTTCACCAGGTACATCTATAAGCTGAAGCGTAGGAGCTTTTCTTGGTGGCTTCTTAATGACCGAAATATCGTCCTCCGTAATCTGGTCGACGTGACCTGACGTTGGCTCGAGATAGCTTCTGGTGACGTTAATCTTACGTGGAGGGTTGGTGTCGTCCGTAAAGAACAGTAGGTCCTCAACCTTGTTAACACCAGTGATGAGAAACGTAGGGTTGAAGCTAAGTATACTGGTGCTGACTACGTGGTATACAACAAGGTCGCTATTGGTGTTGTACGATACAATCATATCCACTACCCCTGTAGAAGAAGTGGTGTTAGCACCGTCGTGGATAAACCAGTAAATGGTCTCATTAACACCGTCCTCAAATGAACCGATGCACTGAGCCGAGTCGCTTAAATCAACGCCTTTGTACTGTAAGGTAGTGAGCTGAGTATTGCCCTTGGAGTTTTCTACAGAACCCACTTCAGACCCCTCTGTAGAGCCGAGACGCACATTCAATGCGTTGATATACTCTCCGTTTGGAACAAGACGCTCGTCGACGCTCTTGTTCATACGCCCCTTGATAAAGTGTCTCTTTACGTTACCCATTATTTAATCCACTTATTTTGTCCGCGCAAGTTCATCAAAAGGCGCCCAGGATGGATATTGCTGATACGAATCTTTGCGTTTCTAAGTAAAGCAGATTTGTTTTTCTTTGAGCGATTCACCACATACTCCTGTGTTCCCATATGCGAGTTAAGGAGCGCGTAAGATATATACGCATAAACGTAGTCTTCAAAAAGCTTATTGACTGTAATCAAAGAATCATCTCCACCCTCCATACCATCGCTCACATATTCCAATATACAACTCTCGCCAGACATTACAGAGCTGAAGTTAATAACTCCAGACTTAGGGTCGATACGAAACGTAGGGTTAGCGTTAGCGGTCTCGGTGTTAAGACCAAATGCCGCGCCACCAACAGGGAAATCAAAATACCACATCCCATCGATACACCACCCCTCGTAGCCGTTATATGGACTATTCTCGTTGAGGTACATAGACTTTAGTGTACTGTTGAGCCTAGCCTCATCGATAGGTGAGAACTCTGGCTTTAGTGCAGCCCCTGTCTCGTCAAATAAAATTCGGTTGTTTGAGTCTTGTAGGTAAGCCTGTGCGCTAGTAACTTGAATATTCTCAGTCAAGGGGAATACTACTCCGTTCTTAAACATAGATAACCGAACCCAGTTGACGTAATCACTCGGAAGGATAAATCGAAGGTCATCCGATACGTTGAGCTGCAATACCTTAATTTCTTTGAACGCATCGTAGTTGAGCTCCTGTATCGCTCGCTTAGCGTGAAACAAAATCTTGTACCGAGACTTCTCGTTAACTAGCTCGCTATTACCGCTGTACATAAGCTGGTAGTTGCTGACGATATCGCGCAAGCTTACGTATTGATATGAACCCCAGTTCGCGTCTTCAGGTGAAGCGCCAGCGTTCTCGTAGTATTGGTATTGAGTTAGGTATGCCATATTACTTGCTTGCTTGGTCGTCTAGCTGTTCTTGTCCCAGTGAATAATTCACAATATCCATCTCACGTATCGATACCCCTGAGTACTGTAAAATCTTATTGACCAATCGAGGCTCGTCATCAGCAGGTAACTCAAAGTCTTGGTAGTCAGCTTGACCTTGGTCAAATACAGGCTCACCTGCCGTCAGGGTTGAATACGTCCAGTTTGGCTCTAGTGGGTAACGGATATATTGAATCGTTCCAGAAGTGATGGTGGCGGGATATGCCGTAGCGTTATTTCCATTCTGCACATATGCAGGAAAACTTAGCGAAGGAGCGGTAAGGTATGAAGAAAGAAGAAGATTAATCTTTGAGTTCGACACCTGTTCCATCTCGTAGTTGCTTCCCGTAGGAAGAAGTCTGTTAAGAAGAAAGTAATCAGCTGGAAGCGCAAACGTATTAGTAGTAAAATTAGCTATCGTAGAAAAGGTATCGATGACCTCTTCCAGGCTTCTTGCTATATCGGCATAACCCGTTCCTGACTGGCGGATATTCTCCTTGTTAATCTGGTAGTTATAGTCGTAGAAGTACTGGTCGAATATCTCGAGCTGTGCCTGCTTGGCATATAGATTAAAATCTGCTGGAGAGAGATACCCGAAATTATTCTTGTTCAGTATAGATAATACTGTATTCCTTACCGAATTTATCATAGGGACGCTTTTGACAAAGATAAATCAAAAAAAGGGGCCACTATTTGTGACCCCTTTACTAAAAACCAAACGTAATTTAATTACGCTATACAACTGCTAAAATACGCATTCCAGAAGGCAGAACCAATGGGATAGATACGTCTTTCCATTGACGCTCATACGCGTTTACAATAGCGCTATTTAAAGCGTTATGAAAATCATAAAGAGAACCATCATCTGTATGGGCTATTGTCTTAGAGTTTAAAGCACCAGCGCCAGTCTGGTCAATATAAGTAATGATTTCTACCCCAACTCCAATGTACTCTACATCTGCAATACCTGTAATAGGCAACAAAACATCTCCGTCATTGTCGCCTTCGCTATAAATATAGTAGCTGTCAGCATCAGGAGCTGCGGGAGCCGTACTAATAATAGGAGCGCTGAGTGTAAGCTGAGTATCAGAGTCAACACTAACTACAGTAGCCTCTTGTTTATTTCCGTTTAACACCACATCGCCAACCGAAACATCACTTGTGAAAGAAGTTCCTGTATCAACAAGTTTATTTGCGTCAGCAGCAAGCATAATTCGATACTTATCGCCTGACGCAAAGAAACCCTCCTCTGTGTTAGTAATCGCTAGATTAGCGTTATCTACAGTAGGTGTAGTAAGAACCGTAGTAACACCACCTGAAGTAATATTAACGACGACATCGTCCGCAACCACTCCATCAGTAAAAAATGTTGCAGCTGTATCAACTAAAAACCCATCTGCAGTGCCATCTGTAGTTCCGTTCGAGAGCGGGACTGGAGCGCTAGCTGTCCCCAAAACAACGGGGAGATTTGGAAGGATTAAAAACTTTTCCATAATCATTAAGCTACTACGATTCCAGAAACCACCTTAACAGGAGATACTTCACGAGATACGTTGGTCCAACCAGTGGCTAAAGCCAGGGCCACTTCATTTTGAATCTGATTGCGCATATCATAATTAACCTGGTCAGCAGATGTAATAGTTGCTGTAGTTCCTGATTTGTACGTAATAACGACAGTAGTTGCTGTTGCAGAATCGCTATAAATACTCAAAATGCTATTACAGCTGACTAGTTGATTTCCCTTGTCTGTTACAGGGATACTTAGATACTTTTCCATTTGAAAAAATGTTTATGGATGAATAAAGACCAAAGATAGGCCTTTTAAAAAATCACTCTAGCTGCTTGTCAAGCATCTTCAATACCTCGATACCATCATCGCTCTGCAAGTAAGCCGCGATAGCAGACTTCGGGTCTTCACCAAAAGGAACGGTCATCATACGTTTCTTATTGGTCTTCAAGTTGAAGTGGATATCGCGTCCGTTATTACGCATACCCAAAATCCCTTTTTCAAGGATTAGTGACACCTTGCCGTACAGGTCCAAAGAGGGGTCTTCTAGCGCTTCTAAGAAGTCAGAAGGGTATTGCTTAGCTAGGATTAAGATATCTCGTTTGAGCTCAGCAGAAGAGAGTTTACTAGGGTCAATCTCTAGGAGAACCCGAGCAATCATCTCCATCTCCGTCACACTCATCTTA